ATAGTATAATAGTAATACTAGCACAATCCAGCATAAACTTATATTTTAAAAAGTAAATAATATGTCATTACATTCATTAAATGAAGTCCGTAAATTAAATGATCCATTAAAACAGTTTCAGGTTAAATTTACTATTGCTATGACACCTGGAATGGCTGTAGCTATTGCTCAACAAAAAGCTGCTGGATTAACAAGTGGAAACTTTTCTACTATAAATGCAGAAACTTTTGAATTAAGATGTACTTCTTTTAGTTATCCTGGAACAAAACTAGGACAAACTGATTTAACTATTAGCGGATTTAGGCGTAGATTGGGTACTATTCAAAATAAATCTGGTACATGGGAATGCAAAATAGTAGAAGATCAAGAAGGTGCTGTTTTAAATACTATTCAATCTTGGTGTGATTTAATTCATAATCCTTTTACTGGAATGAGAGTGCCCTCTACTTACTATGTAACAAGTTGTATAGTTGATATAGTATCTACTGAAGAAAGAGGTGGAATATATGGTAATAAAGGACGCCGTATATATTTAAAAGGTTTTTATCCAATTGAATATAATGTTGGACAAATTGATGCAAGTAGTTCAAATCCAGTAGAAATTACAGTTAAATTTAATTATGATTGGTTTACAGAAACAATTACAAGTGTATCTTCATTAGCAGGAAGTCTAGGATTATAAAATGAGTTTAAGATTTGCAAGTCAACTTTGTATAGATAATTTACCTGATGAACAACTCAATGATCAGTTTGAAGTTATTATGCCAGAACTTAATATCGCACCACTTCAAAGAACAGGTAAAGCTTTATATGGAAGTACCCCCGGATTTTTTGGCAATTCTATTTATAATTATCAACCAATTGTAGAAGAAATTACATTTGGTCATAAAAACTTTGTATTAGATACTAGAAGAGTTCGGACAGGTTGGATTGGAGTACCTAAAGATATTGAAAAAATTCATGATGTAAAAATTACAATGTTTTGCCCAGCTTCTATGGCTACTCACTATTACTTAAATGCATGGAGAAGATTAATATTTAATGAAGAAGGCGAATTTTATTATCCGGTATCTAATTATAAAAAGAATATTGATATCTTTATAAAAGGACCAATTAGTAATAGCTTATTAAAAATGGTCGGTGTAGATACAGATTGTCACATTACATTACAAGGTTGCTTTCCTTATATGGAAAAAGACTTTGAATTTGAATATACAGATAATCCAAAAAGATTTAGAATTCTTGCTACTTTTAATGTAGATAATGTTAAATATGACTTTAAATCAGCAAAGCAAGCATTAAGTACAGAACTAATTAGTTCACCTACTTCAATGATAGATAAAGCAATAACTTCGCTTGGAGGAGGAGGTACTAATTCAACCTATGATATAAATGAAACATATGGTGGAAGAGGTAATACTAAATCTAGTATTACAAACGGATTTTTATAATAAAAGGAGTAAACTAAATGATAGAATATAAAGCAACTGACTTACCGGGTAAAAAAGCATATACAAAAGACTTTAATGTTCAAATTAGATGTATTACACCAGTTGAACAAAAATATATCTTGTCTTTATCACAAAAAGAACAAAGAACAAGTAAAGACTATGTTGAATTTTTAAGAAAACTAATTCAAATTGATAATCCAGAAATGGCATTTGAAGATTTATACTGGTTTGATGTTCAATACTTGTTATATAAAATTAGATATTTAACATATGCCAAATATCCAATTAAATTAAGTTTTACTTGTGATGAATGTGGCAAAGATATTGTTAAAGAATTAGATATCGGTCAATTACAAATAGATGAACCAAAAGAAGGTGAACAAACATTAATATTTGAAAATCTAGGTCAATTAAACATTAGAAATAAAACTTTAAGAGATGACTTAGAAATTGAAACATTTATTAAACAAAACAAATTAGATAAAACAGATGTTCAAACAAATCTTCTTTTAATTGATCTTTGTTTAATTAAAGATAAAAAATCACTTGCTGAAGTATATAATTTAGCAGAACAAGGTGAAATAACAGCTTCAGATATTATTCAAATCGAAGAATGGATTGAAAATAATACTTGGGGTGTAAGAGAAGTAATGGATATTAAATGTCCAGATTGTGGAAAGGAGGTCTCTAGACGATACATGCTATCTATAGAGGACTTTTTTTCCGTTATTTAGTGAAACAGATATAAATGAAAGATTATATTGGCTAGTCTACCAATTACACATGAGTTATGAAGAATTAATGAATAGCCCATGGGAAGCAATTGAATGGTTATATAATAAACATATTCAACAATTGGTAGACATGGAAAAAGAAAGGAATGCCCAAGGTCAATTAAATCGGTTTATCTAAAGAGCAAAAGAAATGGTACAAATAAAAACAGGTCCTGATAAAACAAATAAAACAACAGCTGATTTAAATGAAAATCTTCAGCGGTTAAATACCAACATAGAAACTTTGCTCAAAAAAAGAGAAGAAGCAAAAGCCAAAGCTGATAAGGATCAAGAAGATAAAGATAAACCAAAGCTACTTAAAGAACTTGCAAAAGCACTTAAAGGAAATGAAGCCAGTAAACAATATGGTAATGGACTTAATTTAGCAGTCGCTGGATTAACAGGAGCTGCATTTCCTTTAGTAGCTAAACTAAATATTGATAAAATGATTGGCACTACACTTAAGTATGCCAAAGATTATGTTAAAAAGAAATGGGCAGAATCTGCAGCAGGACAATCTTCTGGTTCTTCTAAAATCAATTCTGCAGTTGAATCAAATAAGCAATCTGGTACACATAGAAGACTTGATAAAATTACAGGATTATTACAATATATTGCTAATAAACCAAAAGAAGGCGAAGAAGGAGAAAAAAAGCAAAGCTTCTTTGGAAGAGTTTTAACATTTTTAGGTTCATTATTAGGGGGTATACTTAACAGTGGAATAGTTAAAATAGTAGGTGCTTTAGGTGCTTTAGCAGCTATTCAGTCGATTCTTGAAAAAATAGCAGAAAAGCTTAATATTAAACTTACAACAAAAGATAAAACTTTAGTCGCATCTGGTGTCATGACCGGTGCAAGTAAAGCAACTAAACCTGCTTTACAAAATATTCTTTCTGCATTAAAAGATAATCATACTAATATAAAACTTAAAAACAAAGCTGTAAATGCAGAAATGAATTGGAATGAAACAACTAAAGCTGCAGGTTTTACTAATGCAGAAAAAGCACAGGCTATTTCTTCTCCAAAAAAATTAAAAGCAATAGCCGAAAAAAAAGGTTTAACTCCAAAACAAATACAAACTTTAGAAGAAGCAAGTACTAGCTTAAAAAACACAACAGCCGAAATAAAAGCCACTTTTTCTGGAGAAAAAGCAGCAAAAATAGGCAGTTGGGCAAATAAAAAATCCAAATCGGGTATTAAAAATTGGTTTGGAAGAAGACAACCTGGTACAAAAATAAATCAAGGTATATTAGCAGCTGAAGGAGGTGCAGTAGCTGCTCTTTCTCCTATTTTAAAATATTTAGGATATGGAGGATATCTTTTAAATATTGGTGCACATGGTTGGGAAGCTTTAACTGCTCCAAACCCAGAAGAAACCCGTGAAGCAATAATGGGCTTAGTTGGCAGTCTAGCTATGGGTGAATTAGGAGGTGCAGTCGGAGCAGGTTCAGGATTAGCAATAGCTAGCTTAACTGGACTATCTGCATTAGCAGCACCTTTAGCTATTGCTGGAGCATTAGTGTTAGGAGGTATTGGAGCATGGAAAGGTGATAAATTAGGTAGAATGGCAACAAGACGTGATGTAGGTTTACCATTAAATATGAATTTATCTGATTGGAATGCTATACAAGGACTTCAATTAACACATGAACCGCTTTTAAGTGATTTAAATCTAAATTCATTACCTAATGAATATGGAATAGATTCTGATTCTCAATATATTTTAGATGAAGATAATAAAAGAGATTTAACTAATCTTACAAGTAATACAAATACTACCAATAGATTATTAACAAGCATTGACGAAAGTTTACAAACTATATTAAATGCAATTGGTTATCAATTCCAAAATAGGGATAATCCATCAAATCCATATAATAAATCTAGGTCCTCTTCAAATCCTTCAAGAGATCAAACAGTAGATATATTAACTCCAAATAAACCAGATACAAGTGCATTGTGGTCAAATTAAGAAATAAGGTATAAATAAAATGGCAAATCCATTAGCAAAAGAAGCAAATCCAGTTGAAACAATAGAAAATTTTCATAAAAATAACTGGAATAGAGCAGATGTTTTTAAAGCATTAGATTTTTCTAATGTTGCTATTTATGCTGGAGGAGCAGGAGGAGGCGCAGTAGATGATGAAGGTGTAAAACAAGAAGATTTTCGTCACTTTCATCAAATGAGACTATTTATACAAGGTGGAACTGTTACTAAGCATAGAAATAGAATAAATCAAAATATTCTTATATCTTCAAACTTACCAGAACAAATACAATATAATTTAAGATCTAAATGGGAAAGACCAATAAGTTTTGGACAAGATGGACTATTTAATTTATTAATGCAAATGGGAATACCACAGGCTCCTTCTGGTACACATAGATCTACTACCTTCAGAATTTGGACAGATACTGAACCTTTAATTTTAAAATTAAGAATTCCAGTAATTGATGATGGAGCGAGCAGTTCTGGTACTAATTTAGTAGAAGCACTAGAAATTCTAGGCTCTCTCGTATTGCCACATTATAGACAGAAAGACACTCTTGGATTTTATGATCCACCTCCATCTCCATTAAATGTTACTTATGATTATGAAAATATAAGTCCAGATAAAGCAAAGCGTAGGGAGGTTAAAGGTGAATTAAAAAATATAAACAAAACTCGCATTACACTTCAATTAGGTGGAATTTTATTAGTAGATAATTGTATAATAGAATCAGTTGGAGTAACTTATCCAAATACTAAAGCAATGATTAAACATAATTATAGTAATGAAGTATTTGGTAGAACTAGAAATGAATATTTACATCCTTTATTAGCTATTGTAGACCTTGAGATTAGCACAATCGAAGCTCTTACTACAAATACATATAGTAAAATGTTATGGCTTGATTCTCAAGAAGGTCAAGGTACATTAGATGCAAGTGATGCTACAAAAGGTGCTTCTAAGCTTGTAAATAAAGCAATAGATACATTTGGTTATGGATATGATTCCACTAAGTAATAGGTAAAATAAAATGTCAGATACAACAAAATTTTTAAATGATATTTCATTAGATTCCTTTTTTCAAGATACTATTGTTGATAATAATGGAGTAGCAGTAACAGATATTAATCGTGGACTACAAAATTTATTTAGCCAATTTAATGAAAGAGCTGATGACTTTACTCCTACTGAAAGATATTTTGTTAATGATATAGAAGAAGGTTATCCAGATTTAATTGCTAGAAAATCTTTATTAGGAGACCAAGCTTATTGGTGGTGGATATTATTATTAAATAGATTAGAAAATCCCATGACAGATTTAAAAGAAAATTGGGTATACTCTATTAATGATTCTTCACAAATTGAAAATTTTATTAATTATACTAATGAAACAAGTAGTTCAAATAATAGTAGAATTGGTAAAACAATAGAATTAAATTAAAATGTTAATACAGCAATTTTATGATTTAAATATTTTTATTGATAATTTAAATATATTTGAAGCACCAGGAGTAGTTTTTATTGGTGCTCGTATATTAGAAAGTATTAATGATCCAATACCTAGATGTAGTTTAATTCTAAGTGTACCTTTAGGATGGATTAATCAAAGATCTATTGTTGATGGTACTGAATTACGCTTTGATATTAAATCTACTAGATATGAAATTTCAGAAAGTTTATATTTTAGATTAGTAGATATTACAGAAATTAGTGTTGAACAACAATTTTGTAAAGTAGCATTAAGTGGAGCTTTAGATTTTTATCCGGGTTATAGATATTTAAATGCTTATAATCTATATGGAACAAGTTCAGATGTCTTTATGCAAGTTGCTAAAGATTTTAAACTTAATTCAGATATAGATGTAACTAATGATGAACAACTATGGGTATCAGGTACAGATAATTTATATAAACATTTGAATAAAATAGCAAAACACGGTTGGATAAATGAAACTTCTGCTATGTTTTGGGCATTTGATAGAAAGAAAACTTTATTATATAAAAATTTAACAGACTTATTTAGAACAAGAAATCAAAAAACTTGGACATTTGTACAAAGAGGAGAAGTATATGATAGTACTGAAAAGCTATATGGGTATTCTAATGCTGCATTATCTATAGCTTCCGGTACAGAAAATCTTTTTCATGAAGGATATGGTGGAGATGATAAATACTTTGATTTAGCATCTTATCAATGGAAATATCCAGCTGCTAGAAAAGTAGTAGCTGAAAGTAATTTAATTAATATTAGTAAAGAATTATCACAAGGATTAGCAACTAATTGGTATCCTTTTGATGTGGGTAATTTTCATGAAAATTATCATTTAGCAAGAAAACAAAATGCTCGTATATTATCTACATATTCTACTTATGCTGCTTTAGAATGTGCATATTTTATGAATTATAGATTAGGTCAAATAGTAAAATTTATATTAATGGATAGTCAAGATATTAATAATTCTGTAAAAATGGGCAGTGGTATATATATTATTACTAGTATTACTATTCATATGACAAATCATGAAATTACTTCAGCTGTACAATTAGCAATGCAAGGTATTAATGGTCAAGCAATAACAAGAGAAACATACTAAAAAGGACTCTAATATGTATCAATTAGGTAAAAATAATGAAAATTTTGAAAATCCATTTTTTATTGGTACAGTAGAAGATAACAATGATCCTACTCTTAATTATCGTGTAAAAGTAAGAATAGACCAAATACATCCAAATAATATTACAACAGAACAATTACCTTGGGCTGCAAAAGTAGATACAAGTTTCATGGGTATGGGTAGTTCTGCTGAAATACATGCTATACCAGAAGTAGGTTCACAAGTATTAATATTAGCAATTGGAAATGATATTAATTCATTAGTATATTTAGGTTGCTTATATAAAAATGATAATACACCAGCTGGAGAAGATTATACAAATAATTATGGAATATATACAAGAAATGGTGAATTTATAGGTGTAGAAAAAATTAAAGGTGTATTCCATATGATTTGGAATGGTGATTTAACATTAGATGTACAAGGTAAAATTAAAATAGGATCTAATGCTATACAAAAAGCTGTATTAGGTGATGATTTAGAAAGAGTATTGCAAAATATAATTGGAGTATTTAATTCACATACTCATACTGGAAATCTAGGTATTCCAACAACTCCTCCAGAAACACCAATGGTATTTCAGAATGTAACTTCTAAAAAAATAACAGTGGAATAATAAAGGATTATAATTATGGCTATAACACCTAAACCAGGACCAATTTGTAATGCAATAGATGAAAGATTTGATGCCTGGGATGCTCAAATCGAAGAATTAAAAAAGCAAGCAAAAGAAGTAGCAAAAGAACAAGCTGAAAAAATCAAAAAAGATGTACAAGATTATGTTTCTTCTAAATCTGATGAATTAAGTGAAGAAAATGAAGAAACTTCAGAAAAAACAGCAGCTGCAGAAGCAATTGAAAAAATTAAAAGTGGAATACAAGATATAGATGACGCTGTTGATGCTATAAATAAAATACTTACTTTTTTAGGTGATGCTGCTACAGCTTTATTAAATACTGCAAGTGATGTAATGGCAGCTCCAGCTAAACTAACTACAAGAAGTACAGAAACACTTGAGAAATTAACAGAAATTTAATCTTCTATTTTTCATTTAATTTATTAAATCTTTTATTAGTTTTATAAGTTCTATAATTAAAGGTTTAATTAGATTTTCCAATAATACTTATATCATGGCTTACGAAGATTTAAATACAAAATTTACTGATGGTAAAACTAGTACTTACGAGTATTTTAGTGTAAGTCCCAATTTAAGCGCTGATTTATACCCTACTATAAATGGTATAGATTCTGTAAAACAAGGATTAGAGCGCTTATTAACTACTCCAAAAGGAACAGATCCATTTAATAGAGAATATGGATCTAGTTTATATAATTTATTATTTGAAAATGTAACCAGTATAAACACGATTAAAATGTTTTTATACATGGACATTCTAGCATGGGAACCTAGAGTAGAAATAAGACCTCAAGATATAGAAATAATTCAATTAGATAATAATACATATAAAGTAAGTTGCAATTTTATACTTAAAGAATATAACATTTCAGCAAATCTTACTACAACAATAACCAAAGAGTAATTTTTATGAAACTAGATAGTATAGTTTATGATTATAATAGTTTGCAAACAGCTATTGCAAATCAATTAAATTCAGAATCATCGACTTTTCAAGCAATTTATCCATCTGATACTGCTACGAGTTTAGTTAATGTATTAGCATCATATGGTTCTATGCTACAATATCAATTAGTATCTGCAATGGCTAATATGTATACAGATTCTGCATATTCAGAAGCAGGTATTCAACAATTAGCTGAAACTCTTGGTAATAGATTACATGGAAATATTTCATCACAAATTTATTGCAATATTACTCGTACTAACTTAGAAGGTCGCGTAATTACTATTCCTGCTGGTTCAAAATTTACTGTTGAAAATTTAAATTTCTTTAATCCTGAAACTGTTGTATTTCCTTCTGGTACTAATACAATTCCTAATGTAAAATTAATTCAAGGTGTTAAATTAGTATCTGAACAAGTAGCATCTGGTATATCTGGAGAAAGATTATATTTTTGTGATGACTTTAGATGTAATACAGATATGGTTAGAGTATATGTAGATGATGTAGAATGGGATATTACAGATTCTTTCTTACCATATGTAGTTACAGATGAATCAATTGCAGCAAAATCTCAAGCTGTTATATTAAAAACAGATCCAGATGGTAGAACATACATTAAATTTGGTAATAATTCAAATGGTAGAATTCCCGAAAAAGGTAAAGTAATTCGTATTGAATATATTGCTAATGAAGGCGCAGATGGTAATTTAAATAATACAAACTTAGAAATTAAATTATCTTCTCCTATATATTATACAGTTAGTCCTGGAATTCGTAAACAATTAGAAGTTGATATCACTGCTATTTCTACGGCTTCTGGTGGATTTAATACTCAATCAATTGATATATTAAAACAATCTTCACCTTATGTATTTGCTTCAGGTCAAAGAGCAGTTCGCCGTAATGATTATAAAGCAATGTTATTAAATAAATGTGGATATTTAACTTGTAATGTTTGGGGTGAATATGAAGAAGCTGCAATTCAAGGTGGTTATGATAAGATTATGATGAATATGGTGTATTATACGGGTATTAAATCTATGCAAAAATATGATTTACAACCTATTACACAATTAAATCTTGATACTGCAGAAATTAGTCAATTAGTTGATGATACTTATAATGTTTCAGGAAATATTGCAGGAGCACGAGGATTTGCAGGATCTTATATATTA